CAATCCCAGAAAAAGAAGTCAACCCATGCGACGGTGCTGCCAACAACAGCCACACCGAAACCGAGGACATCACCGAATGGTAATGGTCCGTCTATCGCAGCCAAAGCAACGCCCAGCTGGACGGCCCTTTGTGTATATTTTATAGCACGTGCTAATTCCAGTGCTGTATTGAGATCGGGTTCATTCCGATACTCTTCAATACCGTCTTTAATAGTAAATCCGGCATTAACCACGGTCTGAGAAATCTCATACCATTCTTGCCAGTCAGATGATTTCAATAAAATCACCGCTTTGCTTTGACTGTGGATATCCTACGTCCATTGAGGTATTTGTACTGGACTAGTGTACCTTTTTTGAACTTACCACCAGTGGTGGTTTTCTTGAAAGGCTTACCAAAACTTGCGCCTTTAGTAGTCTTCTTTTTTGGGGATGTCTTCTTGGCCATTTAATCACCCCAAAGTAATACTTGGGATCGCCGAAGCGACTCCCATGAACTTCATCCATGCTGAGAATATCAGATACGTAAGAAGATTCTGAGGATTCCTCAAATGTCGGAGTACCTGAACATTGAGTGGTTCCAGTGGAACTTGCTCTTCCATCTCAAACACGCTCCGCATAGATTCCATGATAAGAGCCTTGGGCAAGATTGAGAACAACTCGCCAGCCGGAAGTGATACCCGTCATTGGATCAATACATAGTAATCCAAACGGGGCGCAGAAGCCAGCGGCCCTTGCTATTCGGCCGACACCGGTCTCGGTGCCCAGACGTGCTACATGCTGTAGAGTATTTTCTGACTCTCCTGTATACAAATCATGATCGTAAGGAGGATTATCATTATCATCGGCGAGAACTTCGATGATTTCATTTAATTGCTCCTCTGAAGACATATCAAAGACATTGAGCAAAGGGTCCGCCTTGATGTTAGTGACCTCACTCGAAGTGAGATCAGGAGATTCATCTGGAACAGTAGTTCGAGTATTGGCGTAACTCGCTATCGCTCCTATCGAAGTCCAATCGTCGGAAGTACCGACGTGTGGCCCTAGCATATGGATTTTAAACTTGTCAGCGTCTTGTAAGACGTCGCCATCATCATCAGCGCTCACAAAGCGGGAATACTCCCAATCATCAGCGGTAACCGCAAGATGTTCGGAACCTGATGCACCATTCAATCCATGCAGGGATGGATTCATCGAACCTGTAGTACGATGTCTATCATTCATGGTCACCTTAAAATCGTGATATTTTGGCATGAGACCGGCGGTCAAAGGTGGACCGACCATTGTCATGTTTTTATTCCACAAAGTACGAGCTCTATTATGAGCATTCTTTGTTGTCCAGGTATCTGGTAAAACATGGAGATCTATAACTCCAGTTTCATTGTTGTATATTTCAACAGAATTAACATAGTAATACAAACCCTGGCGCAGGGCAACTCTGTTAATTGCAGACATCGCCATAGCGATATCAATATATTGGGTTGCTCCACCCGATCCCTCAAACGACAAACGTGTCTGAGTGGGTGAGGTATGCTTATGTTTCTTCGCTGGTAGGTTGGCTCTCATAAACAACGAGGAGTAGTAGGTGGTCTATAAAATAACCCCCCGTAGCCACCCAATGCACTACTAAGCAGCCCAGTAAGAAATCTAGCCTCTATCGGATACATGTACCCGGATTCTATCTTCCTTACCCTTTCACCGACAACCACGCTCTAAGATACTTTCGCATGGTCGTGTAACATATCCGACTGAACGTCCTCCTTTCTGGACTACGGACATAAAGTCCGTCGTCTTGGACGCCAGAAAGAGGGCCGTTCTAATCGTCGGTATCGAGACATGTCCTATTGTGCATTCGCAAATGCGGAGGTAAGTGATCATGGTCAAGAACCATTTGACCGGGTGGCAGCACACTGGTCGATTGGGCCGGGGTTTTATTCAGGGGTTTGGCCATATCGGTGTGCTTATTCGCACCACGGACACAGTAGGTTAGATGCCAATAACTAGTTCTCGTCCTCCCACAACAAGAGATCGTAAGACGATCACTCATCAATACCACTCCATTTCCAAAGGCTGTAAATATTGAATGGCATAAAAAGCATGGATCATTGACATATCTTCGACTATCCAAATAATCCAATCCATCAATAACACCTGCAGTCAAAAGGCCAGCAGTGGTTACAAACTCTCCAAGAGAGAATCATGATGATTTCCCCAGGGGGAGTGTCGTCTGGATCAGACCATCATCTTCGGGATAAGCAACTTGAACTCTAGTTGTATCCATGAATGTCACCCGTGCAGGTGTCATAATCCATTTTCCGTCTCGCTTTACTCGCCAGTATAGTTTAGCCATGTATACACGGTGTATACACAGGGATATAAACTATTCCGTTTTTTCATCAGATTGGAGCATCTGATTATGTGTGAAGAGATCTAATTCACACCAACAATCGTAACATAACTTACTCTCGTCATCAATCATGGTGACTGTCTTGCATTCTGAACATGGTTTCTCCACGTTAATCAATCCCAGAAAAAGAAGTCAACCCATGCGACGGTGCTGCCAACAACAGCCACACCGAAACCGAGGACATCACCGAATGGTAATGGTCCGTCTATCGCAGCCAAAGCAACGCCCAGCTGGACG